CGGACGTTCCGTTTAAGTACAACCACAGTGACAACGTCATGGTGATGGCCCGCACCAGGAATAAGACACTAGAGCTTATACCTGATGAACAGGGCCTTTTAATACGCGCTAAACTAGCTGACATTACAGCTGGTAGAGACTTATACACACTGATAACGCGAGGCGACATTGATAAGATGTCCTTCGCGTTTACTGTTACAGAGGAATCGTACAACAAAGATACACACACACGAACTATCAGCAAATTCAAGCGAATCTGGGACGTGTCGGCGGTGGATATCCCGGCATATTCAGATACAAGCATTTCTGCGAGGGACTTCTTTTCGGCGGAGGCTGAGAGGGAGAAGAAGGATCTGGAGAGTTCCGAATTGCGGAAACGCTTAATCCTAAGAACCTATCTATAACAAAAAAGGAGAGATAAATATATGTTTGAAAAGCGTTTTGGCGAAATTAATGCCAGAAAAACAGAAATAAGAAAAATGCTAGAAGGAACAGAAAAGGTCGATCTTGATGCTTTAGGCAAAGAGCTTAAAGCTCTTGAGGATGAAGAGAAAGAACTTAGGGCAAGAGAAGAGATTGCGAAAGGCATTCAAAACGGTACAGTTAGGACTCGCACAATCACCACCACTCAGGAACCAGAACAGCGCACAACTGAAGTTGATAAATACGACACTCAAGAATACCGCAAAGCTTTTATGGATTACGTCACACGTGGCGAAAAGGGACAAGTTCTTGAGTTCAGAGCTGACGCAGTAACCAGTTTAACTGACGTCGGTGCTGTTATTCCAACTACTATTCTCAACAAAATTGTCGAAAAGATGTCCTCTTACGGTCAGATTTGGGCAAGAGTTACAAAGACTGCTATACAGGGCGGTGTTCAAATTCCTGTAGCTAGTGCTAAACCTAGCGCTACTTGGGTAGCCGCGGGTACAATGTCCGACAAGCAAAAAAAGGAAGTAAAAGGTACCATCTCTTTCAGCTATCACAAACTACAGTGTCGCGTGGCTGTTGAATTAGTTGCCGGCACTGTAGCAATGCCTATCTTCGAAAGCACAATAACCGAAAATATTGCAGAAGCAATGATCAAGGCATTGGAAGCTGCAATTATTAACGGCACTGGTGTTGGAGAGCCGCTTGGAATTACTAAAGACACTACCATCCCTGCCGCTCAAATTGTCGAAGTTGCATTAGCTGACATTAGCAAGTACAAAACTTGGACTAACTTAATGGGCAAAATGCCTAGGGCTTACCGTAGTGGCATGACCCTGATTATGAACGATGCTGACTGGAATAACCACATTGTCGGTATGGTCGATTCCAATGGCCAGCCTGTCGCTCGCGTAACCTATGGCCTTGATGGCACTATTGCCGAGAGATTCATTGGGCGCGAAGTAATTCCTGTAGAGGACTTGTTACCTTCCGCTGATGCCGCGGCTGCTGGTGATGTAATTGCTATACTGTGTAAGCTTCCCGACTACATGGTTAACAGCAATATGCAACTCACTTACCGCAAGTATTTCAACGAAGATACAGACGAATGGATTGATAAAGCTACTCTCATTGCTGACGGCAAGCTAGCCGACCCCAACGGTGTCGTGCTTATTAAGCTTAAAGCAGCTGTTTAATAGCTGGGGAGGGAAACCTCCCCTTTTTGGGCTGGTGATTAAATGTTAGAAGAAGTTAAAAACGCTTTGAGAGTTGATGGAAACGACTTTGATTTAGAAATACAAGACTTAATTGATGCTGCTCTGGCCGATCTTGCCCTCTCTGGTATTGACGTAACAGATCTAACTAAGCCACTGATAAAACGTGCTGTGATCACATACTGCCGGGCTAACTTTGATTATGACGATCGCTATAATGACAGATTAATAGCCTCGTATATAATGCTTAAAACGCATTTATCTTTAGCAGATGATTACAAGGCGGTGACGTTATGAACTTAAGACACAGAGTGGTAATCGGTCAATACACAGAGGATGTTGATCAGTTCGGCAACTCGACCGGCAAAACATGGGGTACTGTCGCGGAGATATGGGCTAACGTAGAGGGGCTAAGAGGAAATCAATACTTTCAGGCACAGCAAGCAGTGCAACAATCAGATCACAAAATAACAATCAGGTACCGCAAGGGAATTTCTTCTGGTATGATTGTTCGCTATGACGAAAGAGAGTTCACCATCCAGGGGCCTGCGCTTGACGAGGATGGGAAGCGGAGATGGCTTACTCTTATGTGCCAGGAGGTGAGGCCGGTGTGAAGCTAAGAATGAGGGTAACAGGAGGAGCTGAAATTCAGCGCAAGTTGGAACTCATGCCAGAGGAGATTAATGCGAGCATTATGCAAGATGTTGTTCTCATTGGCGGCGAGATTATCAAAGAAGAAGCTAAAAGAAACGCCAGCAGACGCAAAAGGACCGGCAATTTAGCTGACAGCATAAACGTTAAGCTTGGCAAAGAAAAAGTTGGGACTAAGGTTGTTGCTGTAATCAGTGCTGGGGGTAAGGGTTGGTATGGAAAATTGCTTGAGATTGGCCATAAAGTAGTGGTTAAGGGTGTTGTTGTTGGCCAAGTTCCACCGTACCCCTGGCTTCGGCCGGCTTTTGATGCAAAGAAAAAAGAAGCACGTGAAGTGATGAACAAAGAACTCGAGAGGAGGCTCGCTGAAATATGGCAGAGATAACTCCTCGCGAAGCTCTTTTTGCTTTCTTGTCAACAGATAACACAGTTATGGCAACTGTCAAAAATATTCATTCTCGCCGGGTACCTTTAGGCGCATATAAGCCGCTGATTGTGATTTACCCAACAATAAGCGACGTCCCCACCAGAGACTTATCAGGTATTGCGTACAGGCAAGCTAGGTTGCAGGTGACAGTGATGGCCGACACTCAAAAAGAAGCCGAGACAACAATCAGAGCAATTATTAAAGCTGTTGACGGGTTTTCTGGCAGTATGTTTGGCCTTTCAGTAATACAAGCCCTAGCTGAAACGGATAGGCAGATAGATGAAGACGAAGTAGACGAGGTCCATCAGCATTTAGATGTGATCATCAAATACGAGGAGTGATAAAGCATGGCAACAACTGGTTTAAAAACTAAGTTTATGAGAGAAGGAGCGACTGCCGAAACTTTCGAGGCGGTTGCAAGCGTTGCTTCTATTCAACCTCCCCAGTATCAGCGCAATATGACCGAGGTTGATGAACTTGATCCAGCTGACGAACTTATTCAAAGAGTGCAAGGCCTGGTAGACGCAGGTGAAATCAGCGTAACTCTAAACTTTGACCCTGAAGGCACAAGCCAAACCGCTTTAGAAGAAGACTTTTGGACTGCCGCGGTCAAGAAATATCAAATTAAACTGCCGAACGGCAAAGGGTGGACTATGTCTGCGATTGTGTCTGGCTGGGCACCGCAAGAGATTGCCCCTGAAGACGTTATCCAGATTGAAGTAACTCTAACTGTAAAAAGCAAACCTACGTTCGGTGCTATCGTTTAATCTTAAATACAAATCAATGGAGGTTATTACATGTTATTAAATAAAGAAGCTATTCTAAACGCTCAAGACCTACAGCATGAAGATGTTTTTGTTGAAGAGTGGAAGGGTACCGTAAGAGTCCGCGCTCTAACTGGCGCAGAGAGAGACGCTTTCGAGGCGTCTATCGTTGAGGGCAAAGGCAAGAACGTGAAAACAAATCTTAAAAATATCAGAGCTAAATTAGTCGCTTTAGCCGTTATCAACGAAAACGGAGAGCGACTTTTTAACGACCATGAAGCTCAAGTGCTAGGGACCAAGTCTGCTTCTGCTTTAGATAAAGTTTTCGAAGTGGCTCAGCGTCTTTCTGGGCTTCGCGACGAAGACGTCGAGGAACTAGCAAAAAACTCCGAGAGCGACCAGAGCGAAGATTCTATTTCCGCCTAGCTCAGTCGCTGGGAATGACTGTTAGAGAGTTATTGCAAAGAGTAGATTCAAGAGAGTTAACCGAGTGGATGGCTTTTTACAAGCTGGAACCTTGGGGAGCCGAGATAGAAGATTATAGGACTGGCGTTGTTGCTTCAACAATAGCCAATGCTAACAGAGACTCTAAACGCAAGAGTAAACCTTTCCAGCCGAAAGACTTCATGCCACAACAAAAAGTAGAAGAACAAAGCTGGGAAGAGCAAGAAAAAATCTTGCAAAGATGGTCAAAAGTTTGGGATAAAAGTTTCGAATAAAGTAGGTGATAAGATGATTTTTAGATTAACTGTTGTTTTTAAAGATAACTCTACGATGTGTAGAGAATTTAAACGTCAGTACCCTGATCTTATTGAATGTAATGGCGACACAATGATCGTTAACCAACAATGCGGTGTTAACCTAAGTGAAGTTAAATACTTCACTATCGAACCTATAAACTAGTTAGATAAATAATAAAAATGCTTAGGCACTCTCTTGCTGGGGAGTGCCTTTTTACATACCAGGGAGGAGGTGCAATAATGGCTACTGCGGCTAAGTTTGGCATAGAACTTACTCTTAGTTCAGCAAGATTTATGGCTGGTATAAACCAAGCAGAAAGGCAATGGAATAGCTTTTCAAGGTCTGTTATACGTCAAAGCAAAACAATGCCTAAGGTGATCAAGGACGCGGTACCTGCTTCTCTTGCTTTTGGCAAGCAAGTTGCTAAAATGGCAAAAGTGACAGGAGCGGCGCTTGGTGTATCTATAGCTGGTTTAGCTACTTGGGGAGTTAAGCTTCAAGCTAGTTATGAACAAACAGAAATAGCTTTTACAACTCTGTTGGGTAGTGCCGAAAAGGCTAGAGACTTTATGGGTGGCCTTGTGGATTTCGCGGCTAAGACGCCTTTTCAACTTCCAGGCATCCAACAATCCTCTAGACAATTATTGGCTTATGGCTTTACGGCAGAGAAAGTATTGCCAACACTCTATAGCATTGGTGATGCTGTGTCAGCTCTTGGTGGTGGGCAGGCTGAAATGGATAGAGCGGTTCTAGCTCTTGGCCAGATGCAGGCGAAGGGTAAACTTGCTGGCGAAGAAATGCGCCAATTAACCGAGCTTGGTATCCCTGCTTGGGAGATGTTGGCCGGCACGATAGGCGTAAGTATCCCGAAAGCTATGGACCTGGTCAGCAAGAGAGCAATAACTGCAACGGATGGAATTAATGCGATTTTGTTAGGCATGAACAAGCGCTTTAAAGGTTCTATGGATAAACAATCTAGGACGCTGATTGGTCGCTGGTCGACATTGAAAGATAACATCTCTATTATTGTTCGAGGAATTGGTAAAGAAATTACAAACCGTCTTAATCTGGGTAAGGTTCTAGATAAAATGACATCTTCTGTAAGCAAGTTCGCAGCTGTAGTCGAAAAAGAAGGTTTTATCAATGCTTTGAAAAAAGCTTTTCCTCCATGGTTGGAGCTGGTGATTATTACTATAGCCGGGGCTATAACTGGCGCTTTAGTGCCTGCAATAACTGCAGCCTTGATACCAGCATTAGGAAAATTAGCTATTACCCTGGGAGCTACTTTATTGCCACTGCTACCCTGGATTGCTGTTGGGGCTATCGTGGCGGTGACCATATTTGCGCTTAATAAAGCTATGCAAATATTAGGCGTAACTTGGGGGCAGGTGTGGAGCGGGATAACCGGAGTTGTCGCAACTGTATCTGCGTTTATAATTAAGGCTATTTGGGGCATTGTCAACATAATTAGCTACGTAGTTCCACCTCTCAAAAGTGTGGCCAATGCACTGAAAAGTTATGGCGATAGTTTGTCTAACACCGCGGCTAAGTCTTTTGAAAACATGAAAGGAACTAAAAAAATAGCAGAGAGTACCGCTAATATTGCCAAGACAGGGGAAGATGCGGCTAAGTCTCAAGAAGACTTGGGTGGCGCTATCGAAGATACTGCTAAAAAGTCTTCGTCTAACCTGCAAGC